ACGGCAAGGCCCATTGGCAATCGTATGCCCGATAGGTCGGAAGTGAATATCGCTTGTGGGTAATTGAGTCGGATGTAGAGGCATAGGCTCTTTTGGAGGTCGTATTCGGATTGTACGGGAACCTTTGGGCTTGGGCATTTCTTCATTCTTTTTGTTTAGCAAAGACAGGTATAATCTTCTTGGTCAAAATCAAATTCCATCGGGGTTCCTTGCTGGGCCATCTTTACATAGTCGTGGATTGACTTGTTGCCCCTAAAACTTGTCTGACCATATTTCTGCTCATACTTGGCCCACCAGTCCACGAATCGGGTTCCATGTTGAATTACTTCAACGATGTTCCTATCCGATTTCTTCCAGCAAAGTTCGCAGTTGCCAAGTTTGGAATGGATGCCCAGTTCAAAGGGTTGTGTCTGCCACCACTCCGTAAGTTCACGCTGGCCGATTGGTTTCTCAAAGTCCGTCAGTAGCGGATAGATTCGCTTGTCCTCTGCCTTGATTTCGGGCCAAGAGATTCTTTTGGGCATATCCTCCGCTCGGAACCCGATGCTGGTTACAAAGTTTTTGGTATTGAAATATTCCTTTGCAAACTTTTCTATGGGGAGTGTTTTTAATTGCATACTGCAATAAGGAGCGTTTGAGTGTGGTAGCCCATCATATTTCCCTTTATTTGTATGCATTATCGCCCCATCAAACGGCTCTGCATTGATTGATAGTTCGTCCCATTCTACAACCTTGTAACCTACCCCAACGCCCATCGTTTCAGAATAGACCCCTTCAACCTTCACGATGTTGATGCCCCAATACTTCTCGCAGTTTTTGAGAAACTCAATCGTTTCGGGTCGCTCCATTCCTGTATTCGCAAACACAAAAACCTTGTTGTCGTCCTTGTATTTCGGATGCGTGTGCAGATGGTAGGACATCATAGCCGAAGAACGGCCTCCGCTGATTGAGGCGAGAATATTCATTTAGGATTAAGTCGTTGTCGTTGTGTATCGTTTGCCAAAGACGTTCCTCACCCGGTGAGAGAAAGGCTTAGAGCCTTTCTTCTCGTCCGAGATGGTTAGAGCGATAACAAACACGAGCGACACAAATATGAAGATGAAGCCGAATGTTATCCAAAGCGGAGCAAAGCACCACATCCAGGTCAACCCCGAACTTGGCAACAATAACTTCACCACGCACAACACCGCTGAGAGCAATGTCGGCCATTTTGCAAATACCCCCATTAGAACGGCATATCGTCTTTAGGGGCGGGGGCAGAGGCTTGAGCCGAATTAGGCTTCCAGGTGTTCAACTCAGCATTGTGGGTGCCATACTTGTCGGCTTCACGCTTCGGCCAACAGGCGATACGGACATAGCCCTTTTCGTCCCGATGCTCTTGGAGGAAGGCGATGAATTGATCCACATTGCAAGACATCTCAAACAACTCCTTCCCGGAGATGATTTTCTTGTTAATGTAAATCCCCTTTGCGTACACTTTTTGATTTGATTGGTTTGACATTTTTTACGATTTTATGGTGTGGTTTTTGTTTGCGGTACCCTCTTTCTTCAACTCGTCTATACCTATGGGAGTACCATTCAGAGGCAGAGACCGTGTAATTCTTGGGATGCGAATACGCATCATAGCCCTCCTGATAAGCACTCACGAGGTGCTTGGTTTCAGTTTCCTTCATCTTCATCACTCGCTTGACAATATCTTGTTTAACGACCAAAGGGGGCAGCGTGGATAGCCAATCCAATAATAGCTCTATCGGGGTTGATTTTCTTCGGAATCTCATTCTATGGAAGTCACTTTGATAACGACAGCCGACTCACACTCATCCATATCCAACATCGGCTTTATTCTGTCTTGCAACATTTGGTTCGCTATTTGAGCGGTTTCCCAAGGGCCGAAATACATCTCAGGGCCAAAATACATCTCTGGCTCAGCCTTGAATTTCAGCAAGACAACATACTTGCTTTGGTCTTTTTTTATCTTGACAGACTGTTGGTCTTCAATCGCCTGGGTGATGGCCTGGACATCTCGTTCCGTGCCTCGGTAATCGGTCATAATATCCCTCTCAACCGCCCGAATTGAATGGATGATGGTGGAATGGTCTTGGTTGAAGTATTGCCTTCCAATCGCAAGCTTAGGGATGTTGGTGTACTTGCGAATCATATAGCAGGCCACTTGCCTTGCGTGAACGACATCCCACAAACGGGTCTTGCTGAACAACTTGTCCTTGTGGATTCCATAGTAATCCGACACAATGCCGATAATGTCTTCGGCCATTGTGTGTTCAATCTTTCCTATCATTTGGTCTTGGGTTTTTTATTGTCGGTGTTTTTTGCGATCACATCAACGAGGGAACCGCAATAAGGACAATACGGACCGCCCTTGATGTCTATTTGTGCCTGGGTCGCATCGTGTTGTATCAGGCCGTGCTTGTCGCACTTTCCAACGTATTTCATAGTTCCTTCATTAAGCTCTCAACATACTGAATGCGTTGACCAATCCACCGCATCACCGGCACCGCCATTGAGTTACCGCAAGCCTTGTACCTTGGGCCATCGGGGCATTGGTCAGCAGGTTTGTTGCGATATGGAATCTTGGTCCAATCATCGGGGAATCCCTGCAAGCGTTCGCACTCCTTGGGGGTGAGCCTTCGGATAGCCATTGAGTGCATAACTTTTGGCCCCGAAGTATTTGTTCCTCCAACCGCTTCGGTGATTGTCGCACTCGTTTGCCCATCAATGGATTGATTGTAAACATCCACGGCAATAAGTTGCAACACGGCTCCAATATGCTCCGTATCGGATTGTGAGCGAATGGTTTGCGTGGTGTGGTCGTTCGTGGTGTAATTGTAGGTGTCCACGGCTATCGGTTGGGCAACAACATCTCTCTCCCCAAAATTAGCAGAACCACATCCCTTGAAATAATTTGCGTCAATCGTTCCTGCTATATTTCCGTTTATTCCTATCGGTTGGGCAACTGCGTGTGGCCCTCTTGCAACCAAAGATGACATCGTTTCTCCTGCCTCAATCCTCGGCTCGTATTGTGCGTTCTCTCCTTGATTGAATGCTGCTCGGTCAATGACGGTTGGAGCATAAACCATATTGCCAGTTTCGTTTGAACCGCTTGGGCCTCCATAGCCCTTCATCCATTTGCTTGTAACAGTTGGGCTTAAATTGCCTCCCACGCAACTTACATCGCCTGCCTCTCCAACGCTTCCTTCAGCATCGGAGGCAACTTCTTCCCTCTTTTTTCTGCTCGGTTTAATATTCCCTTGCAGGCTTTCTCGCTCAAATAGAACCGCTGCGGCAACTCTCCAATCTCCAAGGTATCCGACAACAAACACTCTTCTGCGTCTTTGTGCCACTCCGAAGTGTTGAGCGTCAAGAACTCTGTAGGCGAACCCATAGCCGAGTTCCCCCAACGCCCCAAGGAAGGTACCAAAATCCCTTCCTCCGTTGGACGACAATACCCCGGGGACATTTTCCCACACGAGCCACTTGGGACGGAATTTATCAGCGATTGAAAGAAAAGTAAGCATGAGGTTCCCTCGTGGGTCAGCAAGACCTTTGCGAAGTCCTGCGACGGAGAAGGATTGGCATGGGGTTCCGCCCACGAGAAGGTCAATTGGTCGTTCATCTGCGATTGGGTTTTGGTTAATGGTTGTCATGTCGCCAAGGTTTGGGACATGGGGGAAACGATACTTTAGGACTTCGGAGGGAAACTGCTCGATTTCGGAGAACCATTGCGGTTCCCATCCGAGGTCGTGCCAAGCGACTGAGGCTGCCTCAATGCCTGAACAAACTGAACCGTATTTCATCAGAAGGGTGCTTTTAGGGTTTGTATCTTCTCCTCAAAGGTAGGAATGTTTCCATTAAAATCCAACACTTTTGTGTATTGAAGTTTAATTTTCCCCATAGCGGTACCAATCTTCCCATTCCGATTCTTCCTCACAAGGATTTCAAGGAGGTCAATGAGTTCTTGCTTTTGGGGGTCGTGGTCTTCCATATACTCGGAAGGACGATACACGAACAGAATCTTATCAGCATCAAATTCAAGTTGGCCCGTTTCACGCAGGTCGCTCGGTTTGGGACGCTTGGAGTCCCTCTGCTCCACGCCCCTGGACAACGATGACACCACGCAAATCCAAATGTTGAGCCTCTTGCAGATGGTCTTAATGTACTTGGAGATGTTGGTGACTTGCTCAATTCGTGCTTTGCCACGGTCCTCTGGCAGGGGAGAAATCAGTTGGAGGTAATCAATGTATGCCCCTTCAATCTTGTGCTTCTTGATGAGTTTTATCAACTCCAATTCCATCCGCTGAGGGTCAATGCCGGGGACATCCACAACGTGCAACGGTGCGCCTTTGACCTTATCAATGTGCTGAGAGATAGCAAGAAAGTCCTGACCGCTCATCCGCTCCTTGATGTCCAAGAAGACCTCTCCATCCACCTCAGCAAGGTTGGAAACCAATCGGGTCATCAGCTGCTCCGTGGACATCTCCAAGGTGAAGAAGGCCACAGGCTTTTTGTTCATCGCTTGGTTGAGAGCGTATTGCAGGGCCAAGGTGGTCTTGCCCATTGCAGGACGGCCACCCAGGATGATAAACTCCGAAGGCTTGAAGCCCGTTATCAGGCTGTCGGT